TTTTTCTCCAGTAACTCTGGTAACTGTGCCAGAGAAAGTAGGTCTGGCGTTTTCAGTTAAGTTTGTGAGAACAATTCTATAACCTTTATAGAGATTGATTTCATCCTCAGTTGTAATTAAATACTTATTTTCAGCACTATCAGTTTCAATTATGTTTAATACATCCCACTGTGTTTTAACATTAAAATACCAGTTATTTGATGGGATAGTATTAGATTCTAATCCAAGTGATTGAATATTAACAATATCACCTTTATTATAGTATCTGTTATCTTCATCATATTTTAAAGTCTTCAGGGCAGCTGCAACACGAACTCTGATTTCATTTTCAGTTGTAAAACCTACATAACCTACTGAATAATTATTTTGTCTAACATCTGTTTTTTCACTAATATTTTCAATAATATCAACACCAAAGAATTGATTGATATTCTTACTTGTATAGTTTGTAATTATATCTTCATCATCTGCATTTTTTAATACTAAACTTCCACTTTTTGCAAACCCAACAGTTGAATCAACATCAATAACACTTGAACCAACAGATACATTGTTTAGAATTTTAGTTTTAGGATTTGTTTCAAACTTACTATAGATTGAACCTGTGGTGTTAGTATCTCTTTGATATCCATAATCAATTGAAGCTTGGAAATACTGACCCTCATTGTAAACAAGAGGGATGATATTGGAAACAGAACCCCTTGCACCAGTTGATCTCTGATACAATGTTCTATTTAAAAGTTCCAGAGGATTTCCTGTAATTGATTCAAGGATGATATCCTGAGTTACTCTATAGTTTGCATCAGATGGTCTAAGCAGATATTTACTGGGTCGAATAACTTCTACATTCTTTCCATATAAAGCATTGAAAAGAATCTTGAAGGCACTATCAGTACCCTTTGAGTTATAGAATGAATTAGAACCAAATATGAAATTTCTTTGATTTACACCCCCATCAAACTTACGATCAGAGAATCCAGGAGTTATTTGTGCTTTGAGCTTCTTAAAGAACTCCTGAAGAAAGATTACATTCAGATTTTGAATTGTTGCACCCTGAGAGTGTTTTGAAATTCTGGTTTCTTCAAATACTAATTGATCAGGATTGTTAGGGCTGATATAAGAAGTAATGCCACTAAACCCTCTTATACATCCCTCAAAGTTAAAATCAGTTTTTGTTTTATAGAATATAATTTCATTATCAATTTTAAGAAGACCATTCGTATCAGGGAAACTATCTGTAAAGTTTCCATCAACACTAGTTACAATAGTTTTATCCTGAAATCCCAAATCGGCTCCAAGAATTGATTCAGTTTCTAACTGAAAGAGTTGATCAACCTTTACATACTGATCAAGGTTTTGAATAAGATCAATGTTTCCACCTTGAATTTCTTGAGAAAGATAATACTGTTCAAGAAATTCTTGAAGCAGAGGAAAATCATCCTGAACATATCGAGGTAGTTGGCTCGATAATACGTCTTGAAATTGAACTCTATTCTCTGCCATTGCTTATTAGTATGAATATGAACCGCCACCGCCACCGCCGCCAGAAGGTGTTGGAGATGGTGAAGGTGTGGGTGAAGAAGGAGTGGATGAAGATGGAGTAGGAGTTGGTGTAACTAAAGTTACAGACTGTTGAGTAACTGGAACAGAAGTAGGTGTGGTTCTTACAATTCTTGAANTTGTTGAAACTACAGTAGATGTAGGATTAACTACTTCAACTCCTCTTACCAAAGATGTAGATGAATAACTGGAGGAAGAGAGATAATTTGTACCTGAAGTATTTTCACCAGTTGAGATCTGATCAATCAAAACACGAACTTGAGAACCACCTGAATCAAGTTGTAGATAAAGATCCTGTAATCCAATAACATCATTTGAATGTGGAATAGCTGAAATCTCAATCAAAGGAGTATTTCGATTTACGAGTGTTGAAATTATCTTGATGGGTGAGAGTCTAATCTCTCCCTTTACATAATCAATCACACCCACATTTCTCTTTACAATAACTGGTTCAGTAGGAGAGTTTAACTTAAACAGAAAAACAGTGCCAGTGCTTAAATCTGAATTTGGTTGATCACCCAAATAAACAGTATCATTGATACCACTTACTTTGAATCCAGTAGATCTTATATTATAACCAACCAGTGTTCCATTATACACTGGTGTAGTACCATGATTACGAATGTGGAATCGATTACCAAAACAAATTTCATAATCAGCAAACTGATTAAGTCTTGCTTCAAGATCTCTCCTCATTCTAACTGTTGTGATATTTGATGTAATTGATTCATTACTATCATCAACAATCTTCTGGAACTTGGAGTATTTGAACCTTGCTCCAAACTTATTTAACTGAGTAGAATTAGCGTATTTTTGAATGTTATCATTTACAGCTGTTCTTACAAAATCACCAGAAGGTGTAAGGTTTGAATTATAATAAACTGAGGTATCAACCTCCACATATAGGTATTTAAGATCAATTATTTCAGTATCAATACCAGCTACAGTGTATTTCCTAAGTTCTCTTCTTATATTTTCTTTAATACTTTCTGGTACAAATATACCTTGTGTGGGTTTAATACTTACCAATACCTTTCCAAACTGTGGTGGATTCATTGTTTCACCACCATAGGCTGATACTGATTCAGTTTCAGGATAAATCTTAGGAATCAGTGCTTCATAATCTGAAGAAGTTACTGCTCTATTCTGCGAAGAATAGATCATAGGTGCGTATGTTTTAATACTCTCAACAGATTCAATACTACTTCCACCATAAGAAGGTTCATTTACTGTGATAGCTGAGAATGATCTTGAGTTAAGTTTAGCTCCATTCTGATCAATACAACTACCAGAGAACCTCATGTTCTGAATTCCATTACCATCTTCACCATTACTAATCACATAACCAACTTCAATGAAGTTTGGTTCCTGAAGACCAACACCAAGAATACCATCACCAAACATCAATTCATATCTTTCTCCTTCAGTTTCTTGTAAGAAATAAACTGCTGAATTTGGATTCAAATCAATCAAACTATTATATTGTTTGAATGATCTTTGAACACTGGATCGTTCTGATTCTTTAACATTTACACGAATCAAACTTGAATCAATTCCAGCGTTTGTTAAAATATATTTTTGATTTGGTGTACGACTACTTACAGAAAAAGTTTGAGTAATATAAGATCCTTCATAAACATCAATATTATTAAAGTTTGCATAACCAGAAGAATTTACAGGAACTGTAATATCATCTGGAATTGAGAAAGTAAATGTATTTCTATTAAACTTTGAAGAATTTCCAACGATACCTGCTTTCAATGTAACTGATACTACATTGGTATCAGATGCATCAAAAGAAAATGAAATATTTGATACGGCTGCTTTTCTTGATCGAGGTACATAACCAATATTTCTTGCCAATGATACAACGTTCTCTCTCAATGTTGCACTATCAATAAACACCTCATTCGTCACCATATTGGCGTTATACGAATTAAGATAAGTATTATATGCTAATGTATTGATAATCGTAGATAAGTTCGACCCTTCATAATCATAATCAGTGAAGTTTGAATTCGCTTTCAGATAATCACGAAGAGAAGCTTTGATTTGCTCAAAGTCTACGTTGCTAAAATTAACTAGTGGCATTTTACCTAGTCGGTACTAATACAACATTGAGTTCTTGTATTGGTAAATCTTTACCAATAATATAATAACGTATTGTTACATTTAAATCATTTGAATCAAGTGTATTGATATCATTTAACTGTTGAACATCAACACTTTCTAAACGAATACGAGGTTCATATCGATTCAATGTAAATTCAATTTCTGATTTAATTTGAATAATCGTAATCACATCATTGTTTTCAAATAACATATCACTCACTCGACAACCAATGTTTGGTTGAAAAGGAATATCACCAGGAATTGTAAAGATTAGATTACGAATTGAACGAGCAATAGCATTCTCATTTTTCAAAGCAATCAGATCACGACTTAAAGGATTAACCTGAAAAGTTGCACTTATATCTTTGAATGGTTGAGATACTCTTTGTACAGGCACTCGATCATACAATAACTCAAAGTTATTTAGAGCACTAATCTTCAATTAATGTGAACTGTTGATTACCACAAGTACAGATATGATCAGGGTCAGAACAATCAGTTGTTTCAAAAAGTCCATCAGTATTTTTGAGTTTTTTTGCTTTTGGTGTTTGATCATCATTCGCAATTTCTCTCAGTAGTTTATCTTCACTCATTTGAATTCTCCTCTGTGATAATTTGTTCTCTTTCTTTTGCTGTTTTCCAAAAATATTCATCTTCACGACCCATACCCAATCGATCAAAACCATTTTCAACTGAGTAATATTCTGTTGATACTTTAAAATCAGGCATCTTTGGATCAATAGGTGTTAAGCTATTATCAAATATTCTCATTCGATTGTTTGGATACAATGCATATTGTCCATTCACAAGTTGAATGAGATTGTGTGATTTATGCTCTGCTGGATTTTCTGATGTTGCATAATCAATCACATCAGGATCAGAATGATAGTTATCAAGTGTACAAATATATGTACCTTTCATAATTCCATGATCTCTGGTATACAGTTCATAATCCATGGAACCAATAAACTGTTTTGCAATACTCACAACACCATAATCCATACAATTCCAAAACTGTAGATTTGGTAAATTCATATCAGGATCAGGTGTTTTAGGTTCTGATAAGAAAGCACTAATTGGTAACTTATCATACATTGCTGCATATTCTGGAAGATAAGTTTCAAAATAAAATGCACGACCAGGTATTGATTTTGCAGATACCCATACACCTTTTACAAATTCACCATGTCCACTTTGATGATCTGTTAAGTATTCTTTTCTTACCCATACTTCTTCA